TGAAGGAAATCTTAGTATCTTTGCACGCCTCCAGGAACTCCCCATACTCAAACTGCAGTTCCCGGCTCCCCAGGTATTTTTTCTTGATCCTAAAAAGCTGGATGCGAAAGCGGTTCGCTTCTTTCTTGTCTGCACAGTCAATCACGAACTTCCCTGCCGTGTATGCCTTGAGGAAGAAGCGCAGACACATGATGTCCTCGCTGGTGAGTTGGTCCTTGGTTGCTGCGGGTGCGGTCATAACAGTTTGCTCCTTGTAGCTGACGGTCGGGCAGCTTGTAAAAGGTTTAGTGTACGCAATCTCCTCATCGTTATAATCACACTATCACGTAATTCCTCCAAGTGTGTCAATCCCTATTCTCGCAGCTCTTAATCAATATACAATCCCCTTGCCGTATACCATACAATAAAGCTGCCGTCTTTTAGTAATCACTTACTATCACATGAAGGCGGCAATTGGGCAGCCCCCCCGTCTTACCGTAAGTAGTTGTTTTTTTTTTATTTTTTTTTTCTGAAAGTAATACTTGAACAATCACTCGGTGAACGGGTAGCTGCGATGATAAGTGATTACTAGCGGATTCCTAGCAGATGCCTGGGAACACGGATAGTTGATTGCATAGAGATTGTGCACCCGACTTATCGCGCCATAGTAATCGCGATTACTCCCGCCAATCAATTCCGCAGCCGGGCCAGCCCAGCTCCCATGTTGCGGGCGGGCGGGGAGCAGGCAGGCGTGGGCGCGTGTGCGCGTTCGCGCGGGCGAGTTCGCAACCCTCAGCCACGTGGGCAAACGTCCCACAACACGAATCCACTGCTCCGTGGCACAATCCGCGCACGAAAAAGTTTGTTGTGCCGGGCAATGTTTTCCGTTGACAAGGCTGCGCAGCATGATTAGATTGTAGTCACAAGGGAAGGGCAATCCCGCTCAACCCGCGAAGTATCTGGGAGGTACATCATGGCCCCGCAACGCAAGGTTTTCTCCAAGTCCTTCGACCTCGCTAATATGTCCGTAACCATTAGCACCCCCTCGCGTTCCGAAACTTACCTTATAAAGGGCATGTCCGAAGACATCCGCAACACGCTCATGCTGCACGGCTTGACACAAAAGCTTTCCGACAAGTGCGCGGCGTCCGCCGGGGCGCTCACCGAAGACGAAAAGTGGACCGCCATGAACGAAGTCTATGCGTCCCTCCATGCGGGCACTTGGTCCCTCAAGTCCGAAGGCCAGGGCACCATGCTGGTTCGCGCCCTTATGGAACTCGCGCCCAATTCCACCCTCGCCGACATTCGCGCCAAGGTCGAAGGCTGGTCGAACATCGAACGCCGCGCCGTTTCCGCCAATCCCAAGGTTGCCACAATTCTGCGCCGCATGGAATCCGAACGGGCTTCCGGCATCGACTCGGACGAATTGCTTGATGACCTGCTTGGCTAGGTAAAGGAGACAACATGACCGCTGTACGCACTTCCGAACTCCATACCTTAATCCAAGCCATCAAACCTACTATGCCCAAGGAAGAGATACGCGCCTACATCAAGAGTCTTTCCGCAAAAGAACGGTCAGCACTCTTGCGCCGACTTCGCCGACTTTACAAGAGCTAGACACTCTCACACGCACCCACAAACCCGTGCCGCCAGTGACACGGGTTTTTTCTTGCCCCTTGCATAACACGATTCCCCTGGTTGTATGCGCGCACGGCATACGCCCCACGTGCCACGAATCCGCAAGTCATTCCCCTCGCGTGTTACAATCAAGGCCGGGGGTGCTTAGCGGCTGGCGGGGGTCTTGGTTGGGTAAGTTTAGGCTTGGGGTGCCATCTCCCTTGCCGACCCCAAAAAAACTGAAAATTACCTCACTGCTGTTAGCGCAGAGTCACCCTCTTCGGGAAACCCCGGAAAAACACCAAAAAGAAAACTGATGACTTCTTTGGCTACTTAATTATCGACAGTGTGCGAGCGTCGGTAGTCTTTTGCGGCTTGCGGTAGGCGCGACGGCGGACCCGCCCGAGACTTAATTGCACCGAGTAATCGCGAGTATTCCCGCCAATCAACCCGCGCGCTGCTGTCCTTTCCCCCCTTGACGCCGCGCCTACAGTCGGCTATATCAGCCCCAACACAAGGAGTACACCTATGTCCGCCCCGCTTGCAGGTTCCAAACACGGCTACGACCTCAAGAAGCTTCGCTACACGCACGACGCGATGATCGACGTGCTGATTGAGCGGCCCGAAATCAAGCAGTACGAACTCGCCGAAATGTTTGGCGTCACGAAAGAGTGGATCAGTATGCTGATGTGCTCAGACGCCTTCCAAGCTCGTTTGGCCGCCCGCAAGGCCGATGTGATCGACCCAATCGTCGCGGCGAGTTTCAAGCAGCGCATGGAAGTGCTGGCCCGCCGGTCCGTTGAGGTGCTGATGGAGAAGATGGAGGACAGCGCCGAGTGCGCGCCCAACGTTGCACTCGGCGCGCTGGGCATCGCGGCTAAGGGTTTCGGCTTCGGTGGCGCGGCACAGGTCAACGTGGACGCGCGCACGCAGACCCAGTTCGTCGTCGCCATGCCCGGAAAGGCACAGTCGAGTAAGGAATGGGCTGCCGCCTACGGGGCCAAGGACCTCGATGCCTCGTGCGCGGCGGACCACGAACTGGCCGTCCCGCCCCCGCCCCCCGGCATCGAGATGCTGACCCAAGCCAGCATCACCGAACCCAACGACACCGAGCCGCCGATCAGGCCCATTGGCGGTTAGCATGGAAGCCGCGCGCGCTGTCGAACCCGCCGCCCCGTGGACCCACCCTGCCGTCGAGGTTGCCGAGAATCAACGCATTATCTGGCAGCCGCAGCCGGGTCCGCAGATGGCCCTTCTCCAGTGCCCTATCTTCGAAGTCTTCTATGGCGGCGCGCGCGGTGGTGGGAAGACGGAGGGTTCGCTGGGCGACTGGCTCCAGCACTCCTCCGAGTACGGCGAGCACGCCATCGGTCTCTTCATTCGTCGCAAGTTCAAGCAGCTTTCCGAGGTAGTAGCTCGTGCTAAGCAGCTCTTCATCCCACTCGGAGCGAAGTACAACGAAACCAAGCAGGAATTCGCGATGGCGAACGGCGCGCGTCTGAAGTTCGCTTACCTCGAACGGGACTCGGATGCGGAGCAGTATCAGGGGCATAGTTACACCCGCCTTTACCTGGAAGAAATAACCAACTTCCCTTCCCCTGCGCCGATTAACAAGCTGCGCGCCTGCCTCCGCTCCGCCTCTGGCGTCCCGGTCGGAATGCGCCTCACGGGGAACCCGGGCGGACCCGGCCACACTTGGGTCAAGGCCCGCTACATCGATCCCGCGCCGCAGGGTTTCGTTGTAATCGCCGAGGAGACGAGCATCGAAGTCGGCGGGGTTTCGACGACGGTTAAGCTGGAGCGCGTCTTCATCCCCAGTAAGATCAGCGATAACCAGCTCCTCCTCCGCAACGACCCCACCTACATCCTGCGGCTCCGCCAGTCGGGTTCCGAGGCTCTCGTCAAGGCCTGGCTCGAAGGCGACTGGTCCATGGTTGACGGTGCCTTCTTCAGCGAATTCGACTACACTCGGCACGTCCTCTCGATGGATTGGCTGTCGCTGATCCCTGCCTCTGCCCTCCGTTTCCGCGCGTTTGACTGGGGCTCAGCGAAGCCCTTCTCCGTCGGCTGGTATGCGGTATCCGACGGCACCTGGGGCCTTCCCCACGGCGCGCTCCTCAAGTACCGTGAGTGGTATGGGGCAGATGGCCCGAACAAGGGACTCAAGATGACAGCGGACCTCGTTGCTATGGGCATCGTGGACAGGGAGCGCGGCGAGCGCATCCGCTATGGCGCAGCCGACCCCTCCATCTTCATCCGCGACGGCGGGCCCTCGATCGCTGAATCCATGATGGTAAAAGGCTGCATCTGGAAGCGCGCGGACAACCGCCGCAAGCCCGGTTGGGAAGCACTACACCAACGTCTCCAGGGAGGTCCCGACGGGCGTCCCATGCTCTACTTCTTGGAATGCTGCGACGATACGATCCGCACTCTCCCAGTCCTCCAGCACGACGAGACCGACCCCGAGGACTTGGATACGGATGCCGAAGACCATGCCGCTGACGAGACGCGGTACGCAGTAACCTCGCGCCCTTGGGTGAACAAAACCGAGGCCATGCGCGCGCCACAGTTTCCCAAGCACCCCTCGCAGATGACAGTGACGGAACTGGTCGAAAAGCGTACCCAAGCCCGCCGATTGCGGGAAGATGGCGAATAGTATCCCCGTTCACACTTACGGCAAGGAGCTACCAGTATGCCCCCGTCTACCAACACCAAAGTCAACACACGAGACCTCCTGCCGCAGGACATTCAGTCCGCTATCGCCATCAAGGCGGCGAAGCTCAGTGACGACCCCGCCGCTGACAACATCGCGCCCGACTCCCCTAACGAGGAGATCATCCAGTTCTGGAAGTCTCAGCTCGACGATGCCCGGGAGCGCGAGGAGAAGTACCGTAAGTCCGCGCGCCCCGTGGTCCGCATCTACGAGGCTGCCGACAAGAAGGCCGACTCCTTCAACATTCTCTACAGCAACACTGAAACTCTGCTCCCCGCCGTCTACAACGCCGTCCCCCGGCCTGTCGTCAAGCGCAAGCAGGCGGGCAACGATGGCCCCGGCGGCACGACGAACCCCAACAACCAGTTGGAGCTCATCGCCACCCGCGTTGCGCAGCGCCTTCTGGACCAGTTCATTGACACGGGGTCCACTGATAGTCCCAACTTCGACGAACTCTCCGCCCAGTCCGTTCTCCAAGCTCTCGTCACCGGGCGTGGCCTGATGCGCTTCCGCTACGACGCCGACATCGAGGATGAGGTGATCGACGGGCAGCCCGTCGGCAAGGTCAAGTACGAAAACGTGCGCGGGGAGCTGGTCGATTGGGACCGTGTCCTCTTCGGCTACGCCCGCAGTTGGAATGATGTTCCCTGGCTCGCCTTCGAGCACTACATGTCGCGCGCGGAACTGGTGGACAACTTCGGGGACGCCGGGAAGGACGTACCGCTCAATGCCTCCACCAGCGACACGGAATCGGAAGGCAGTGACTCCAGCGCTGCCGACGATGCGGACGCGCGGGCCCCCGCCGACAGCAAGGGTGCGAAACTCGCCCTCATCTATGAGATCTGGGACAAGACCAAGAAGCAGGTACTCTTCTACGCCCCTTCCCACGAGGATGCTATCCTGAAGCAGCTCGACGACCCGCTCGGGCTCACCGGCTTCTTCCCTTGTCCCGCGCCCCTCTGCTTCTTCAATAAGGTGTCGAGCCTTGTCCCTGTCCCTCTGTACCAGTTTTACAGGGAACAGGCCGAGGAACTGAACCGCGTCTCCAAGCGTATCAACAAGATTATCAAGGCGCTGAAAGTGCGCGGATTCTACGACTCGCAGCTTGGGTCGCTGGAGAAGCTCTTGCAGCAGGACGATAACATCCTCCTGCCCGCCGAGAACGTCGCCGCGATGCAGCAGGGGCAGACACTGGAGAAGTCGATTTGGCTCATGCCACTGACTGAGTTGGTCTCTGTCCTTCAGCAACTCTACGCCCAGCGCGCACAGGTCAAGGCCCTTATCTACGAGATCACGGGTATCAGCGACATCGTGCGCGGAGCTTCCGCTGCCTCAGAGACCCTCGGCGCGCAGCAGATCAAGGAGTCCTGGGTCACTTTGCGCATCAAGCGGCTCCAGAAGGCTGTCCACAAGTACCTCCGCAACTCCCTGCGCATTATGGCGGAAATTGCCCTTACCAAGCTGGCCCCGGAGACCGTCCAGGCCATGACGGGTGTGGACCTGCCTACAGAGGAGCAGAAGCAGCAGGCGCAAATGGAACTTCAAGCGTGGCAGCAACAGCAAATGGCCGTACATATGCCGCCAATGATGTCGCCCTCGCCGCTTGGCGGTCCTTCCGTGGGTATGGGTGGCCCGTCCGCGCCTTCCGCGCCTTCCGGGGCCCCCGGAGTGCCCTCTATGGGTACGCCCGTGCCCGCGCCGTCGTCCGCACCCGCCGCGCCTCCCGCTCCCTCTGCGCCAAACATGGCCCCAACTGTCCCTGTCGGCTCAACCGTTCCCGCCGGTTCCCAGGGCCCGCTACCCGGCTCCCCCGCTCCCGGTGGACCGCCGCCCCAGATCCTCGAAACCCTAAACACCCCGACCATGGTCGAAGTCCTGACCTTGCTCAACGATAACCTTCAGCGCCGCTACCATATCGACATCGAAACCAACTCCACTGTGGATGCCGAAGCGACTGAGGACAAGCAGCAAGTAGGAGAGTTCCTCAATGCAATGGCGCAATTTTTGTCAGGTGTTGCTCCTCTTGTGCAGAATGGTTCGCTACCCTTTGAGGCTGCGCAGGCCATCATGCTCTCCGTCACTCGCCGTTATCGTTTTGGGGATGAGGTCGAGGAAGCCCTGAAGAAGATGAAGCCACCGGAGGCGCAGGGCGACCCGAAGGCCGAATCCGAGGCGGCAATGATGCAGTTGGAGATGCAGAAAGGCCAGCAGGAGATGGGGCTCAAGAAGCAGATGGCTGACCTAGACATCCAACTCCGCACGATGGAGATGCAATTTAGGGAAAGGGAACTGGCGCAAGAGGCGAAGATCAAGGAGATGGAGGCGGGGATGAAGATGCAAGACATGCAGCGGAAGGCGCAGATGGGCGAACACAAGCACCAATCGCAGATGCGTATGATGGCGCTGAAGGAGCAGCAGGCGGCGATGCAGCCCGCCGTAGCCCCTCCCGTTGGTTCCCCCGGCCCGGAGGTCGCCTAGCCATGCCAACTTACGACTTTGAGTGCCCCGCCTGCCAGCACATTGAGCGTGATGTCATGCGCTCGCTGGAGGAGTACGGTACCCTGCACCTTTGCCCACTGTGCGGAACCCCGTCCAACCAACTCTTGTCCGCCCCGCACATCGTCATGGACTACGCTGGGTATCAGTGCCCTGTTACTGGACGCTGGGTGGAAGGTCGCGCCGCACACCGAGAGAACCTCAAGCGGCAGGGATGTCGGGTCTTGGAACCTGGCGAGACGGAGCAGGTGCGGAGGGACAGGCAGCGCGCCGAGCGCGACTTCGACCGCGCCCTCGACAACACCATCGATGAACTGCTCTACAAGGCAGGCAGTGATAAGGTTGAAAAGCTTTGCAACGAGGTGGCGAGTGGCGTCACAGCGACAGTGGAACGACTGCCGTTAACCAAGTAGCACCCGCAAGGGACAGGAGTTTGCCCCCATGAACGACAGAGAAGAACTGACGGACAGTATTGTGGAGCGGGAGGCCGAGCCGAATCTTCAGGCAATGTCGGACGATATTTCCAGTGATCTGTTTGATACCACTGAGCGGGATGACAGTGGCGAGGACAAAACTCCGGTTGCAGACGTGCAACCCGACAGCCGTCCGCGCACCCCCGATGGCAAGTTTGCCCCGAAGGATAAGAGTGCAGCGGACGTGAAGGACGGGGCGGACGTAACCCCCGGCGCGACACCCGCCGCGCCCCCCGTCTCCACCATTGACGGTGCGCCAGTAGCCCCCGCCTTCCAGGCCCCTAAGACTTGGCGTAAGGAAGCTGCCGAGGCCTTCGCCTCCCTTCCCGCCATCGTCCAGGCGGAAGTTGTCAAGCGCGAGGAGGACATCTTTAAAGGCATCGCGCAGTACCGTGAACACGCTCAGGTCGGCCATGTCTTCAACGAGACCCTCAAACCATTCCTCCCGCTGTTCCAGCGTTACCAGCTCAACCCGGCGGATGCGACGAAACGTGCGCTGACTGCACACTTCAACTTGACCCTCTCCTCTCCGGCGACGAAGGTGGAGCTGGCAAAGACATTGCTCAGTGACTACGGTATTTCCTTGGAGTCGCTCGGGGTCCCTGCCCAGGAAGGCGCGCCCGCCGGCCCTTCCATCCTGGAACAGGAAGTCCAAGCTCTCCGGCAGCAGCTCCATCAGGTAGGTGAGACCACCGCAATGATGCAGCGGCGTCACATGGAGCAAGTTCATTCTCAGGTTCGAGGGGACGTTGATGCATTCGCTGCCGATCCGGCCAACTTGTACTTCAACGAGTTGACTGGAGATATGGAGCGACTCATCCGTTCGGGGGCGGCAGCCGACCTTCCCACGGCTTACGAGATGGCTATTTGGCAGAACCCGGCGGTCCGCGCGAAAGAGATTGCGCGCTTGTCAGCGCAGCAGTCCGCGCAGCAGACCGCCACCAGCACTGCCAAGGTTGACTCGGCCAGGAAGGCGACATCCGTCAACGTGCGCACTCAGTCGCACCCCAACGCTATCCCCGGCGAAAAACTGGGTTCGATGGATGACACACTGGAAACAACCCTGAAAAACATAAAGGCACGAGGGTAACAAGCTATGGCTTCTCCCAACACCATTTTTACGGAACTGGTCACTACGACCTTCCGCAAGCACCGCAAGGAAATCGCTGACAACGTCAGCAAGAACAACGCCCTGTACCGCCGCCTGGCCGACAGCAAGATGCTCAAGACCGAGGACGGTGGCCTGTCGATCGCCGTGCCGCTGGAGTACGCGACCAACTCCACCTACCAGCGCTATTCCGGCTACGACCTTCTGAACATCGGCGCTAGCGACGTGCTGACCGCGGCCGAGTTCCAGTGGAAGCAGATCGCCATCAACGTGGTGGCCTCCGGCGCGGAGCTGCGCATCAACAACGGCGATGCTCGCATCGTGAATCTGGTCAAGGCGCGCATCAAAAATGCCATCAGGACGTTCAAGAACAACTTCAGCGGCGATTTGTACGGCGACGGAACGCTCCCCAACCAGATCAACGGCCTGCAGGCTCTCGTCGCTGATGCTGGCACCGGCACCGTCGGCGGCATCGACTCCAGCGCCTGGGCCTTCTGGCAGAACAAGGTGCAGTCCGCTGCGGCCCCCATGCAGGGTGGCGCGGGCATCACCCCCAGTGGCACCGCCGGCATCATGGAATCCCTCATGCTGCCGCTGTGGCTCTCCCTGGTCCGTGGCGACGACAAGCCCAACCTGATTATCAGCTCCAACGACTACTTCACGTTCTACGAGAACGGTCAGGTCAGCATCAAGCGGTACACCTCCTCCGACGAGGTTTCCGGCGGCTTCGCTTCCCTGAAGTACAAGAATGCCGATGTCATCTTCGACGGAGGCTCCGGTATCCCCGCCAGCCACATGTACTTCCTGAACACCGACTACATCTCCCTGGTGGCCCACAAGGATGCCAACATGGACGTGCTGGACGAGATGCACGCCCTGAACCAGGACGCCGTCGTCGTGCCCGTGCTGTGGATGGGTAACCTGACTGTGAGCAACCGCAGCTTGCAGGGTGTGCTGAAGGCGTAGCCGAGAAGTGGACTTCATTGGCAACAGTAATAAATATTAAATTGTCCCGATAAGCCGGGACAAAGCGAGGAACTTGCTATGACCATGTTCGGAGCCGTCTCTGGCCGCATCGGCTACCCCAATTTGGGGCCGGGCCGCACGTTCGACACCACGCAGGCCCTTCTGCCTGGCACCATCCTCCATACCCAGGATCCGTTTTGGGGCGCGGGCGAGATGATCTACTGCACCGCTTCCGCCACCATCGGCATGTATGCTCTGTGCACCATTGTGCCGACCTGGGACGCCACCAACCTGCGTTGGGACTTCGTCGCCACGCCTTGCCCGAACACCGCCAATCTGGGTCAGTCCGCCGGTGTCGCCCAGACTCCTGCCACAGTCGGCCAGAAGCTCTTTGTCAAGATCTTCGGCGTGACTCCGGTAAACTCCAACGCTGCCGTAGCCACCGACACCGCCTTCGCCGTGGCCGCTGTCGGTCAGGCTGGTGCTCTTGCCGCTGGCAAGCAGGTCCTGAACGCCCGCGTCTGCGGTGCCTCTTCGACCACCGTGGCCAAGTCCTGCACCGGTGTCAGCGGAACCAAGACCCTGACTATCAGCAACAGTGATGCTGGTGGCTGGTTCATTGGTGCGTACCTCAGTGGCACGGGTATCGGAGCTGGGGCCAAGATCACCGACATCAGCCCGGATGGCTCGACCGTCACTGTGGACGTGGCCCACACGGCTCAGATCGCCGGAGCCGTCACCGCCACCTACAACAACAGCACCATCTACTACAACGTGGTGATGCTGGATCGCCCGTTCATGCAGGGGCAGATCACCTAGCGATTCGCATTCCCATCTTCCAGACTTGGCCGGGGACTGCCACCCGGCCTTTCCCACTGAAAACACTCGGCATCCTCCGAGCCCACCCAAACCGCAGGAGTTACCTCATGTCAGGAATCATGGAAGCCCGCCCGCCTTACGTCGTGTTTGAACTGCGTGCTGTCGAGGACCGTCAGGCCTCCCTCGACTCTGGTCAGTACGTCGCTAAGGATGTTGCTTTCGCCATCATCACCCCGCAGGGCAGCAAGGACCGCACCGAACGTGTGGCGGAGGAGTGGCTGGCCCACATCACCACCGAAACTCACGACGGCAGGTTCCCGGACCAATGGCTCCAGCACTACCGCAAGTCCTACGAGGCCTGGAAGAGTGGGCAGGAACTCCCGTTGGAAGGCACCCCTATCCTTACCTGGCCTGCCATTTCCCCGGCCAACATCAAGATGCTGCTCGAACTCAACATCCGCACGGTGGAAGAGTTGGCAGTGGCCAACGAGGAAGCTATCGCGCACATCGGCATCGGAGCCCGCGCCTTGAAGCAGCGTGCCGTTGACTTTCTCGCGCAGTCGGGCGATGCGGGCAAAGCCGCCGCTGAGATGGAGAAACTGCGCGCTGACCACGCGGGGATGGTCGAACAGAACGCGGAACTGAAGAGGCAACTCGCGGAGCTCACCGCGCAGGTCAAGGCGTTGGCGGGCGCACAGGCCAACGCGCAGTCGAAGAAGTAATCTAACCCGGAGGGCTGTCTCATGCCGGTCACTTGCCTTGACATCGCCACGGAGTTCTGCAAACGGACTGCCCAGACAATTCCCTCCGCCATCTTCGCCAGCAATGACGACGGGTTCGTGCAGCTCGCGGGCCTGATGAACGAGGGGCTCGATGACCTCACCACCCGACATACCTGGGGTGTCTTACAGCAGGAATGCCTCGTGACCACACTGGCCGCCGAGGACCAGGGGGACCTTTACACCCTGGCCCCCGGCTTCATCAATATCGTCCGCAATGAGATCTATGACCGGACTGTGAACCTCAAGCTCAATGGCCCCGTCTCCAGCTCCATGTGGCAGGCCATGAAGGCCGCGCATATGGGTGGAGAGCTGATCCAGTGGCGCGTCCGTTTAAACCACCTTATGACGTACCCGCCGCCCGCCGCTGGTCACATTCTCGCTTTTGAGTATGCCAGCAACTTTGCCGTCCTCGCGCCATCACTCACGCCGCAGAAGTACTTCACCTCCGACACGGATCAGCTCCTCCTCCCCGAACGCCTCATGTACGCCTGGCTTCGGTGGCGCTGGAAGGCGGAAAAGGGGTTCGTCTACAATGAGGAGTTCCGGTTGTACGAGATCCTGGTTGCTCAGGCTGCTTCTCAGGACAACGAGGGGCGGACGTTGGACATGTCGCCCGACGACGCCAGCGGTCCCGGCATCTTCGTTCCGGCAGGCAGTTGGGTTGGCTTCGGCGGGGGGAATTCCTAATGGGTATGCGTAAAATGTTTCCCGTTGCTGTTCAGGCCCCTGGGCGTGACATCAACTTTGCCGCCCCGATGGGTGGGTGGAACGCGCGCGATCCGCTGATCGAAATGCCAACGAAGGACGCCGTCTACCTGGAGAATTTCTTCCCTCGTGGTACTAGCGTCGAGGTGCGGAAGGGATGCCAACAGATCGCGCAGGTTCCAACTGATACGCCGGACTCCCCGCATATCATCCGCACCCTGCTCAACTACAGCGCTGCCACGGGGGCGGAGCAGCTCTTCGCAGCTTGTGAGGATGGCATCTACGACGTGACGGCGGGGTTAACATTGCCGGGCACTCCACACAACGCCACCACTCCTGCCTACACTCCGACTACCCCCAACGCCGTTTGGGACTTCGTCAACGTCACCACTGCAGGCGGGGCCTTCCTCATCGGCGTGAACGGGACTGACACCCCAATCAAGTACGATGGCTCGGTGTGGTCCAACCCTAGCTACACAGGTCCGCCCGACCAGACCAAACTCACTTCCGTCATGGCGTACAAGTCGCGCCTGTACTTCACCTACAAGGACTCCCTCAGTTTCTGGTACGGTGGCGTCAATGCCATTGCCGGTGCGCTCAGTGAATTTCCGCTCGCCGTCCTCTGCTCCAAGGGTGGCTATCTCGTGGGCATCATGAACTGGACCTACGCTACCACACTCTCTGTCACTGAGCGAATCGCAATGGTCACTAGCGAAGGTCAGGTCGTTGTCTATGAGGGCTACGATCCCAGCAACTCTGCCTATTGGTCCTTGGTCGGCGTATTCGACCTGCCGAAGCCGCTGTCACGTCGCTGTCTAGTCAAGCTTGGTGGGGATGTCGGGATTCTGACGGAGAACGGACTGATTATGATGGCGGGGGCACTGCGTAGCGCAACTCCGGGTATCTCCACCTCCCTGACGGACAAAATCAGGTTGGCCTACCATGACTTCGTGGAGAAGTATAAGGCCAACTCTGGCTGGGAACTCACCTACCATATCTCCGAAGGGGCACTGTTCATCAATGTCCCACAGGGCATTTCTAGTGGCCGCAGTAACCTCTCTTCCCAGCTTGTCCTCAACACAGTGAGTAGTGGTTGGTGTCTATTCAGTGGGTGGAATCCAACCACCATACGCTCCTTCGGGGGTCATCTGTACTATGCTAACGGAAACAAGATCTACCGTGCCTGGTATGGGCAGAGTGACGCCGGGGCGGTTATCAACTGTCGCGCCAAGACCGCCTTTATGTATCTAGGCTCGAAGGGGAAGAACAAGAATGTTTCCCTGGTGAAGCCCAACTTTACCGTAAGTTCCCTGGTCTCATTCAAACTCGGTATCGATACGGACTTCTCGGCGGACAACTACGCGACCAGTTCTAGTTTCAGTTCCTTCAGCAGCGGCACCCCGACTTACTGGGACAATGCTTACTGGGATACGGCTACGTGGGATATCGAATCGGTTCAAGCGAAGTGGCGCACGGTCTCTAGCAAGCCCGGCGGCTATATCTCCTTTCGCCTCGCCTTGCAACTGAAGGACATCTCCTTGACCTGGAATGCAGTTGATTGCATTGTGACCTTAGGCGGGTTGCTGTAATGCGGCTGGAAGCGCGGGAAGTCCGCTACTTCTCGACGGAGGAGGTCGCAACGCAGCTTGAAGCTCTCGTCCACCAGCAATGGCTGGAAACTGGGCAGTACCGTAGTTCCAACGTCCAGTACCGACCCGACTTTGCGTCCATTTTTAGACACAACGACCAGGGTCTTTATCGTGTGATATGCCTCTTTGCTGGGCCTTACGAGATCGTCGGCTACTTGTTCTTTTTTGTAATGCCCAGTTTTCATACCTCCCGCATCGTGGCGACCCACGATATCTTCTTTGTCCGCAAGGACTGGCGATTTGGCAGAGGCGCTCTACTCCTTCTACGTGAGGCCGACAGGGTCTGCGAGGAGCTAGGTGCCAGAGAAGTATACGCTGGTCATTATGGCGGAGACTCCATGCGAAAGCTTATGACCTACTGTGGGTACAAAGTAATAGGCGCTCAGTGCTACAAGGCACTTGGCAGCCCGGAGGTATAGCTATGAGTGGTGGCGGAAGTGCTCCCAGCCAGCCAGATCCGGCGGCAACGGCGTCGGCCCAAGGCGCTGCGAATAAGGAAACGGCAGTTGCTCAGGCGGAACTTGACCGTTACAACCAAGTAAACCCGTTCGGGAAGCTGAGCTGGACGCAGGCTTCTCCCGCGCCGGTACTCGATGCCAACGGGCAACCTACTGGTAAGACCGCTGGGCAGAACCAGTGGACTGCTACGCAGACCCTTACCCCCGACGCGCAGCATATCCTGGACCAGCAGATGGGATCGGGCCGTACGCTCTCTGACGTACTGGCCTACCGTGCCGGGTTGGCGAAGGATGTAGCGAATCAGCCCGTGGCGAGCCTTGGAACTGCCCCAAATTCCGGTGCCATTCTGGGGCAAACGGCCATGAATACGGTCGCACCCGCACAGCAGAATCTGGCGAACCAGCTACCATTGGCCGGGCAATACAACGCCATGGCTTCGCAGTTAGCCGGGCAGGCGCAGACAGCAGCAGGGCGGTACGCTGGGGATGTCGCGAATGTTGCTCCTGTACCTACCGCTGATGCGGCTTACCGTGACCAAGTCACCAATTCTCTGTACGGGCAGATGCAGTCGCGCCTTGATCCCCAGTGGGGGCAGGCTCAGGATGATCTGGAGGCCAAGCTCGCCGCCCAGGGTATTACCCACGGTTCCGAAGCCTACAACCGTGACTACATGAACCAGCAGCGAGCCAAGACAGACGCCTACCAGACTGCGCAGAATAACGCGATTGCCGAGGGCACGGCGGCGGAGCAGGCGCAGTTCGGTATGGGACTGCAAGCCAATCAGCAGGGGATGGCGAACGCCCAGGCCAAGGCCGCTACCCCCATGAACCTCATGACCTCCGCGCAGGGGGCTAACCAAGGTCAGCAGTCCAACATCAACGCGGGGCTTTCTGGGTTGCTGGCCTCCACGACGGCCCTTCCCTCCACCGCCAACGCCATGTACGGCTACGAGAACCAAGGCCGTCTGCAGAACTACACGGACCAGAATACGCAACTCAACAACCTGCTTGCTCAGCTCAATTCGATTGAGTCCGGCACGGCAACGGGGAGCCCGTCCTTCACCCCGCAGAATACCGGCGTGAACATGGGCTCCGTGGACGTTGCGGGTATTACTAACAACGCATACCAGGGTGGCTTGAACGCCTATAATGCACGAGTTGGGCAGCAGAATGCCATGATCGGTGCGGGCGGATTGCTCGGCGCGGCTGGCGCAGTCAGCTACTTCGGTTAGGCGGGTAGGGAGGATAACGCTATGGCAGACATGAGTGTCCAAAGTAAAGCTGGCTGGGGTGCAGACGCCCAAGATGTCGGAGTAAAGCCGCTCCCTCTTCCGCTGACCGTGCAGCAGCAGCAACTTCAGCTCGCCCGCAAGCAGCAGCTCGTTCAAGCCCTCATGGGGCAGCAGTTGCAGGACAAGGGCGGGACGCAGATGGCTGGCCGCATCGCCGTCAAGAAATCGCCATTTGAAGCACTGTCACAGGCACTGTCCGCCGGACTGCTTGCCAACAAGCAGAAGGAACTTGACGACAAGGGGATGAAGATCGGCGAGGACTATAACGCACTTGGTCGGCAGGAAATGCAGAAGTACCTCGACACCGCGAACGGGTATCAGATGCGCGGGAACGACTCGCTCCCCACGGGACAGAGTGGACCCGTCGTGCCACAGGACAGTGAGGACTTTGTCCCCGGGAAGTGGATCGATGGTGACCCCATGCGCGCCATGACTGAAGGGCTGATGGCCCAAAATGCTGATGTCCGCGCCATCATGGCGGAGAAGCAGAAGCAGTGGGACTTGATGAACCGGATGATGCGCGAGAAGGGGATGGAAGGGCTGTCGAACCAGGGCAAGGTGCAGGCGGCGAACACGGGGACTCTGCAGGGAGCTCTGGTGAAGGCGGAACCTTATGAACAGCTTGATCCGGATAAGATCCTGATGCAGAATGGGCAGGTTGTTCCTAAGGGAACTTTGCCGCAGTTCACGCAGACTAGGGGAGCTAATGGTTCCATAGAACAGGTTAGTCCGCAAACCAACAGTAACAAGAATGTTGGTATGCAGAACTCCAACACCAACAACGCCAATTTCGTCATGGAGAGTACTGCTGCGAAGAACACGGCAGACCTGCAAAAGTCTGCCATTGATGAGGCGCGCAAGCAGATCAAGGAATCCACAGCATCTTTGTCGGCAAATAGGCAGGCACAAGCCGCCCTCGCCAACGGAGCCATGACTGGTGTCCTGCAGCCACAACGCCTTGCGGCTGCCAGCCTCGCGCAGCAGCTTAACCCCAACCTCTCTGCGAAGGAACTTGCGGCGACTGGTGCCCTTTCCACCGCCTTGAGCGAAGGGACACTGCAGCAGTTGGCCCACGACGGCGCGCTTTCCACTGATCCCGGCATGCGCCCCAATGTGCAGTCGTTGCAGATGGCTCTGCAGGCTGCTGGTGGTCGTGACCTTTCCACCAACAAAGAAGTTATCGCGGCGGGCCTCAAGGTCGCGGCGGGTCTGCACAACGAGCGGATTCAGCAGGCCAATGCGGCACTGGAAGCGCAGGCGGCGCAGGTTGGCAAGGTGAACCCGGAAGCGGCTGGGATTATCCGCAGTTTCAAGAGCAGCGCAATTCCGGTTGGGGGACAGGGGCAGGGACAGGTTCCAGGGGCAACTCAACCAACGACTGCGCCCGCTCCCGCTCCCTCCAACAACATGCGGTACAATCCGCGTACCAAGCAGTTAGACCCGATGTAACCACGGGGAGGTTCTCATATGGATGTCACACTTCCCAGTGGGCGCGTTGTCTACGGCTTCCCGGATAAGCCGGATGCACTGGACATGGCTTCCCTGCACACCGAAGCGGAAAAGGATCAACTACTTGCAAAGGCGGCGGGGGTATCTCTTCCCGCTGATTCAAGTCCCCTTTCCCGCAACACTACCCCAAGCACCCCCTACGCGGGTTCCCCGGAGCAGTTAAACGAGCAATCTTCCGGGGTATGGGTCGGGATGTCCCCACTGGAAAAGGTGAAGGATGTGGTAAAGGTGCCGCTCGCCGGTATCACCCAAGCGGTCGAATCCCCGAAAACCATTCCGCTGAACCTTGCCGGAATCGCTGCCAGCGGCCTCGCTAAGGGCGCGGACATGGTTGGGCTTTCGCAGAATGGGGACTGGGAACAGAAGGTGGACCGTTTCCGCAGCGATATGAACCACATGCATGCGCAGGAGAACGCGGATATCACACCGAAGACGGGAATACTGCAGCGCGGGGCCGATGTAGTCGGTGGCGCGGCGGGCGCGGCGATGGTTCCGGTTCCGGGGTTGAACCTGAAGTATGCCATGCCGCTTGGAGCCGCCGCCGTAACCGGCGCGGAAGGCGTAGGCGCGCTTGACAATCCGCAGGGGATTTTCGGCTCCCCCGATGCGGATCAAAACCCGTACATGAAAATGGGAACTGCCGGTCTTCTCGGCATGGGAGGCCCGCTTGCCGTTTATGGTGTGCGCGCAGCTATCCCTGGCAGTACTCTCCAGAAGCAACGCGCCTTGGCTGACTTCCCCAAGGCTGGTGCAACCTCTGCCCAGATGGAGAGCGCTATCCCCTTGATGCGGGAAGCTGAGCGTCAAGGTATGCCCATCACTATGCCTCAGGCTTTTGGTGGCGGCGAAAAGAACATCTTCTCCCCGATGCAGGAATACGCGGCGTCGCTGAAGAATGCTCTTACTCGACGCACTCTCGCCAATCAAGGTGAACGTATCCCGCAGATACTCGACCAAGGTGTTCCGGGATCCGCCAGCCCTGGGCTTATGACGCAGAGTCCTTGGTCGTTGGGGGAAGAGCAGGGAGCCCATGACCTCTCTGCGCAGACTCGTTTCGCCGCCAATCAGTTCCATAAGTCCATGGGCAGTGATGCGGGGATGGCGGCAAAGGAGGCTGCTTCTCGGCAACCCAACGCTCCCGTGTCGCAGGAAGCACTGGCGGACTTGGATGCGCAGCTTGCCGCTCTGCAGAAGCAACACCCCACCAACGATGAAGCGCAGAAGGCCCTGGGTGCCCTGCGCGGAAAGTTGGTTGATCCGAAGTGGAAGGCGTGGAAGGCTGAGCAGGATACGGCGGCGGCTAATCCACTTGTGCCGACCTCTACCTATTCCGACGAATACCTGCAAGCCGCTAAAAACATGCAGCTTGACCCCAGTGACCCCAAGATGCAGGCTTTGGGGGAGAAGGGTGGACTCGACACAGCTCCGAAGACGAAACTACTGGAAGCTGAACCTACCCCCGAACCGCCCAAGTACCTCGACAATCAGACGGTTTTGGGCGAGGGCTGGCGCACGACCAAGAACAGACTGGGCGGGTTCACTTCTACCGAACCTAATGCAGTCACAAAGGAAACTAATAAGTGGTTGACGGAAGCGGAGAATGCCTGGAAGAGCACCATCTATCCAGAAGCTCCGAAACTGGAAGCAGGGACAGCAGCTGCTCGCGGGGTCAACCTCGCCAACGATCCCAACCGCATTTCTCATGTGCTGGACTTTACGGGAAAGGAGACTGGGACTGCTCCCGTTAACAACTCCCTCCCGGGTATGGTGCGGGATAACAACAACATCCCCGTGGGGGATACCCTGCAAGGCCCAGTGAGTCAAACCGCGGCTAACCTGAATAAGGGGATGAACTATGCGCAGTCGCACATGGATCCCCTGGACCTCGCGGCCTCCCCGTACAACCCCAACATCGTAGCGGACTCCAACACGACTTATCTGGCGCAGGTGCTTCGCGAATTGCAGCAGACCTCGCCGAGTCGCCGCGCTGACGTAGCGGTGGACAAGATGGGGAACTTCAATGGAATTCCTGATGCCAAGGGATTGCTGGTCCATGAGTTGGCCCGCAATGCCTCCGCGTTCTCCCCCGGCACCGACCTAGAGGAGCTGGCGAAGAGTGTGGACATCCCGGAACTGACGAAGAAGATGCAGGTTATCGCAGCCGCCCGCGACCGTACCGGGGAGTCACTTCCCGTGCAGTTGAAGGACTTGCAGCGTGGCAGTTCCCCCGCATTGGTGGACTCTGTAGGTCAGTCTTGGCTCAACAGTCCTCTTTACAAAACTGGTCTCTACGCGAAGGGATTGAACCAAGAGGCTATTGCCAAATGGATTGACCAGAGCATCCATACGCCAGATGGTATACGGGACTTGGGGAAATACCTCGACATGGCTCCCGACAAAATGCGAGCTGCCATACTCGCGGATACTGTATCGGGATTGTCGGCTTCGCGGAATCAGGGAAGAGAAGATACCAGTAGAAAGTAATGGATTGGATTAGATTGGCACAAGTAATCCCGATTATTGTTCCCAATTAAAAGGAGCTACCATGTCCTACGATGGTTCAGGCACTTACTCTCTCCCCTCCCCGCAATATCCTGCGGTCTCCGGGGCACTGATTAAAGCCGCGGACTACAATACCATTCTGATGGACCTTGCCGCCGCGTTGTCGGCGTGCATGGTGCGCGATGGACAGTCTGTTGCCACCGGCTCGTTTAGCATGGGCGGGAAGAAGATCACAGGGTTGGCGGCGGGATCCGTGGCCGGAGATGCGGTGCGGTATGAGCAGTTGACCGCAGTCATCACAGCGGCCCTCGCGGCACTGGGAGCTCTTACCCCCTCCGCCGATAAGTTCCCTTATTTCACAGGAGCTTCGACCGCTGACATGCTCACCATCGTCGCTGCGATTCGAGCGGTGCTGGCCAGCGCGGATGTTGCGGCAATGCGCAGCAACATGGGCGTGGCCTATGGCACGACGGCGGGAACGGTGGCGGAGGGTAATCACCTGCACAGCGGAGTGTACGAGCCCGCCGACGCCACAATACTGAAAACCGCGGCTATCGGAGTTACGGTTCAGGGTTATGATGCGACTACGCTTAAAGCTGCGGCTATTGGCACTACCGTCCAGGCTTATGACGCCAACACCATGAAGTCTAATGTGGTGACAGCGCGTACTCGGGCTCACCTCTTTACCCCTGTCGGGGTGATCGCAGCCGCAGGCGGTGCACTTGCCATCGACTGCGACCTGCACGAGGAATGCTACATCACCTTGGCAGAAACTACGACGACCGTTGGGCAGGCCAGCAACCAAGCCCGTGGCAAGTACGTGGTACTCGAAGTCACCGGGACCACTGGAAAGTCACTGGCCTGGAACTCCAATTGGCGGGTAGACGGCGCGGCCTGCACCATCGCGGCCCCGGCCAACGGGGTGAAGGACATACACTGCTTCCGCTCCGATGGCACGGCAATGATCTACATCGGCAGCAAGTGGGCGGTGTAACATGGGCAGCATTAACCCACGCTGGTTTTTCGGAGTTGCCGCAAGCTATCTCTTCGGGGATGGCACCTACAGCGGCAACATCATCCAGGGCGGCAGTGTGCTGCAACCGCAGACATACCACGCCGCCGGGTCAGATATTGCCGCAACAGGCACTCCGACTTATGAAGGTGGGTCTATTTACGGCGGCACAATGAGCCTATTGTGGGATGGAAACAACTCATCGTATTTTTCTATCAACAGTGACCCTGCGAATGCTTTTGATTGGGACTTTGGCGCTCCAGTTGCCATGAACAAGGTTGTGATGAGCATAAACGCAGGCTCTTACAATATGTATTGCAAGGCGCAATACGCTGACAGTGCTGGGGCTTGGGTAGACGCATCGAGCGCGACAACGGTGCCACTAGGGGCATCTTATACGACAATAGACCTCAGTTCATATGGCTCTCATCGTTACTGGAGATTGAGACAGACAACGCAAAACTATTTCCAGTTCACAACCGTGCAATGGTATACCGATATTGCCACACAGAACGCCATCGTCATCACCGGAGCCGCCACTGTGGCCCCGGATGCCGTAACAGGTGCGGCGGCGTTCTCCTGTCAGAACCTGGTGCTGGATGGAGCCTCGGCTTCGTTGGCCCCTAGCACCAACTGTAAGGGGCTGGTCGGATTCGTTGCTGGCTCCATCACGCTCCGTAACGGCGCGAAACTCAACACCGACAAGCTGGGCAAGGCCGGGAACTTCGGAAACCTTACGGTGCTCGACCTCGTGCCGCAGAGCATCAAGCGCAAGCTCAAGCCCTCCCTGGCGTCCTTCGTGGTGCAGGGCGAGGGCGCTGGCGGTGGTCTGGGCGGAAACAACGCGTCTGGTGGAACGTCCAACGCCGGTGCTGGCGCGACGGCGACGGCGTTGCAAACCGCCGGTGGTGGTGGTGGTGCTGGCTCGAACAACGCGGCTGGTTATCCGGGAGCTGGCGGTGCTGGTGGCAAGGGTGGTCCGTGCTCCGGTGGCGCTGGCGGTGGCGGCTCTGGTGGGCCGCAGGGCACTCCTGGGTACACCGGATATCCCGCTGGCGACTACGGTGGCCCTGGTGGCAACGCCCAG